AGCATTTCCTGGGCGTCGGTAAGGTCTGCGGCGGGTGCCTTCGACCACGGATCAACGAACTTGAAGATCGCGTCGGCTGGGAAGTTCATCGCCAACAATTCCGAACGCTCGGGCACCGCGCTCGGCATCATCTTGTGCATGAAATCGTAGGCGTGCGGGCATGACTCAGCAAGCTGAACAGGCGTCATAAGGGCGGCTGTGAACGTCTCTGTAAACCGCTCATAGATGTTCGTGTTGGCGTAGTCGGTTATGCCCTTCTCGCCACCCCGCCGACCAATCTTCTCCCGCCCTAGATTGTCCTTCGACTGCTTCTCCATGCTGAAATACTTGTTTGCGTGTGAAACCCAGTCGTCCCAGTTCGGACCCTTGTAGGACGCAGGAAGCGGATCACCCTGCATTCTGTAGGCAGATGGGTCTTTACTATGGGCGGCTAGACGCCCGTGAATAAGGTGGGCAAGCTCGTGAATGACGATACCGACAGGATAGTTGCCGCCGTCGATTGACGCATTCTTGACCGACCCTGGTCGGTCAACGCACATCTTTGACTTATCGAGAAGAAACGTGTTGCTCCGGTCGGAATACTGAGCCCACGCCGCCGCGTTCCGCTTCATCCGTCTGCCAGCCTTCGTGGCTTCCTTCTTCGTTCCGTAAAACTCCATCTTCTGGAGGGTGCCGTCAAACGAGTCAACGATCTCCTTCGGGAGCATCTTGAGAGCAGCCTCCACCGCCCGAAGGGGGTGCAGCCCCTTACCCCACAAGTCGTCAGGCTCCGGTGCATTCGCTAGCTGGGTCGCAATCGCCTGCGCCTGGGGCGAGAGGGTTAGCTCGGGCGCACTCCAGCCGATTGACGCGAAGACACCCTCGGCGGTCAAGTCGCGAAGCGGCGTTCGCGCCTTAGTGAACTCGTTGAAATGCTCGTGCCACTCGTCCTTGTCCACATGGAGGTAGTTGGCGATCTCCTCGTCGGTCAGGTGCTCCAGATTCTCGTGCTTGCCGCGATGCTTCTTCTTCTTTCGGTCCTGCGCGTACTTCTTCCGGTCTTCCGGCGTGTTGTAGTAGTAGCGCCAGGACAAGCGACCCTTGACCATGATGCGGACGCGCCGCCAATACTTGTGGGTCGCTTTCGGTCCCGAACTGAACGACGACTTCTCGATTGTCTCCAGATTGTCGTCAAGCGACGAACCCTCAAGAAGATCTTTTGGCAGTCCGAGCTTCATTTCTTAGCGCCCCTTCGGCATCAACGCAGCCCACGCGCTAACAGCGCGGATTGCGTTCTGGTAGTGCAAGTCTGTCCCTGGCGGCACATCGTCAATCATGTCGGTCACGGCGACGCCGCCCTCGACATACCCAGTGCGAACCGACTTGAAAGGCTTCTCCATGTGGGCTTCAAACCTAGCAAGGAAGCCAGGGTCGGCGACAATCGGATCGTGGTCAAGCATTCTGTAGCCAGCCTCAGTGTTCGCACGAGTTACCGTCAGGGCAAAGCGGCGATATGGCGCAGTGTTGTACCGCCGCCAGAGGTGGAATGTGGTGTCAGGATCGATTGTCGCCATAATTGTCGCCTCCGTGCCTATGACTTCTTGCTCGTTTTACGCTTCTTGCTCGTTTTCTTCTTCTTAGCAGCTTCAGCCTCGGCTTTCTCTTTCTGCGCCCTACGCCACTGCTGCTCGCGTCCCATGAATCGCTGGAAGCGTTCTTCGGTCCACACGCGCTTCGTACCGCGCAACGGACCCTTCGTCTGGGGGGGCGGCTTCGTGCCGTTCACAAGCGCCTGAAGTGCGCCCTGCTCAAGCTGGGTTGTGTAGAGCCAGTCTGCCTCCGAAGGCGTTCCGGTGCCGGGACCAACGTCGTGCGCCTCGGAAGGATCGACGGAAACCGTGCGCGTCTGCCGCCTGAATGACGCAAGGCGCTCCTTGTCCCGCTGCTTGATGTAGTTGCTGATCAGCTTCTCGCGCTCCTTGACCGGAAGCGTTCCAGCCTTGAGCTTGTCTAGCTTCTCAGCTACCGCCTTGCCGCTCCCGGCTCTGACCGCCGCCCCGTAAATCGCCAGCTTGTCGTCACCGCCGAACCGCTCAGAAAGCTCTCCGTGGGTAGGACCGCCGCCGCCTCGGATGGGTTCAGCCTTTCCAGAGTCCGCAAGTCTTGTCCACCGACTTGCGCGATCCGCGACTTGCCGGAAACCGAGCCGATGTGCCGCTTCGCGGAACATCACTGTTGCGTGCTTCACCGCCTCTTTAGCCTTGCGCTGCTTTGTGCGTAGGCTGTCGTCTGGTGACGACAATCCGAGTCGGTCAGCCAGATCCTCGGCGTTGATTGCGAAGTCCTCGCCCCGAACACGCCTGGACTCCTCCCCAGCCTTCGGAGGAGCGACAACTAGATCTTCGGGATCAAGGCCGAACAGTGTGGTCAGCACCTCCTGATGGGTAGGCGACAATTCCGCTAGTACCTGATCCACCTCTTTCCGAATGTGATAGCGCGTGCCTGCTGGCAGCGTCGGATCTGCGCCGCCTGGGAGCACCAGCCCTGGATTGTCGTTGATCCACTGAGAGTCTTCGACCCTCGACCCGTCGAGGATGGGGGTCATTTCTCGGATCAGTTGGAGCTTGCCGGGGTACTCGCGTCCGTGGGGCTTGCCGTCAGGCCCGTGGACCTGCCACGGCTCCATCGGAACTTGCTCGTTGCTCTGATCGACAAGGATGGGATTGCCCTCCTTGTCCTTCCGCTTCGCGTGCGGGTAGACGCCGAGCGTCGATTGTCGCCCTGTGAACGTGTTCTTCTTTGAGAGATACCACTCCTTCGCTACCTGCTCGTCAGAGGGCTCCGCTCCTGTGATCGCCTGGGCTCTGGCGCGTGCCGCCATCAGCCCGTGGAGCATCTGCATCTGCTCTTTCGGGATTGTCGCCCCGCCGCCCGACTTCAAGTCTCGCGCAGCCAGCGCAGCGTAGACCGAAGCGTAACGCCTCGCGTGAACCTCAAACGGCCCACCGCCTGTGTAGGAGCGGAGCGCGAGCATGAAGCCCAGCTTCGCGCCGCTGATGATATCTTCCTTCTCAGCCTCAGACTTGATTCCGTAGGTTCGGGCGACCTTCAGCGCGGGATTGAGCACCACATCGCTGAACTCCACAAAGACGCCGGGAACGTCCTGCGGAGGCACAAACACGCCATGTGTACGGCGGCTGTGCTCAAAGTGCCCATCCTTCTTGCCGTACTCGATCAGCGGGTAGTGTCCGCTCTCCAGCTTGTGGAGGAACGTCCCAGGCTTCGCGGTGCTGTCTTCATAGGCGAGCGTGCGTGCCTCAACCGTTGGCGCATCAGTCAGCTTTACCCCGCTGGGTCCGATTTCCGTCCTGACGGCACTCAGGTCTTTCTGCGCGGCGACAATCGCCATCTTCAGAGCAGCTATTCGGTCGGGGCTCCGTATTCGTCGCCGCCCGGTCCTCGCCAGCATTTCTTCGGCCTCGGCGATCTTAGCAACCAACTCAGCGCGGCGCTCTCTCCGCTTCCTCTGAGTCTCAAGCTCGTCCGACAACGGCGTCTTCTTCTTCGGTGTCGGCGGGGCGACCTTCTTCTTTCGGCGCTTCAGCGCCTCGGGGTCATGGCGCGTCTTCCACTTCGGCTCTGGCTTCTTGCGCTTGCGCTTGCGGTCGTCAGGATTGAATGACCGCTGCGGCTGAATCTTCGCCGTATCCACGAGGACAGGCGGTCCTGGCAACGGAAGCGCCGTCACCCATGTCTTCCCTTCAGGGGGCGTCTTACCCGCCTCTGGCGTCCACGAGTACATCTTGCGCGAGCCGATGATGGTGACGAAGTGTCCAGGCTCAATCGCCGCCGTCCCGCGCCCAGCGCCCAGATCATCTTCCCAGTCAAGGTGGGGCTCGGCCTTGTGCTCGTCGGGATACCAGTAGGCGTAGTGATCGCCTACCTTCTTCCGATAGCCGCCGCGCTTGCCCTTCGGGATTCGACTGAACCCAGACGGTACTCCTGACGGGCGTTTGGCCTTTTGTAGTGCTGGCAACATGGGCATTCCCGAATTGTCGCCACTATATCGGGTTTGCCGATCAAAAGAGAAGGGAAGCGCGGGCGGCATCACGCATCGTCCTCGGGCAGGACGAGGAAGCCGTCGCCGTCGATTACAGACGGAGCGGTGTCGCCGCTGTGCCACCCCTTCGGTAGCTTGACGTAGGACGGAAGGCGCTGGAGCGAACACACACAGAATGGATGCGTAGCGCCCACCACAGGACGCCAATCAGCACGGCGACGCTTGTAGTTCGTGCCGTTGCCGAGCAGATCAGCCAGATAGAAGATTCGGAGTTCGCCCCCGCTCGTGTAAAGACGGCGACAATCGGGGCACGCTGTCGGGGCTGGGATGCGGTACGCACGCACCGCCTCGGCGGGCGTCTCGGTTTCAACCGCCTGCTCGCGCTCCTCCTCTAGCCACTCGTCGCTCTTGCCACGATTCCAGGCTTCCACCGATTCAGTCCGAGCGATGCGCTCTAGATCACGCGACCACTGACCAGTCGCGTGTCCCAGGTCACTTCGGATGCGCTTCGTCGTGCCTCGGAAAGCGTCGTCAAAGAAGTCGTCTGGAAGGTCGCGCTTGACGCCTTCTGCGTTCAGGCGTGCCTGGGCTTCATTGTCGCCAAAGTTCGCGGACACTACGTCCTGAATGGTCGAGCGGAACTTCTCTGAGAGTTTCAGATCCTCCTCGATCAGAGTAGTCGTCAACCCTGCGCTAGCACGCCGTCCTAGCCCTACGACAAACTGCGCCGCCTTGTGGTTCGCGTAGTTCGACGCCCGCTGCTCGGCGGTCGTCATGGGCAGTGGGTTCCGGCGAATCTCTTTGAGCCATGTCTCAGCAGAGTCGCCATAGCGCGACTGCTGCTGCGACTGATCCATGTGTGCTGCAAGGACGCCGAACCGATAGATCTGCGAGCTTAGGGTTTCTCCGGTCGCTTTCGGGTCCACGAGTCCGAGCTTGATCGCCAGCTTCCAATCATCAGGCGACAATGCGTCCTTGCCGTAGATTGCCGTGGCTACTGCGCGGTGGTGCTTATCTAGGATCTCGGATGCAGCGTCCATCAGAGCTTGCGTGAACAAGACCGTCATTGTCACCTCCCTGACGGTTTGCCATCCCCAGCCCGACTGATCAAGACGGCAATCTGCTCTCGGACGTATCGGAGA